TAGCCATCGGGGAACGCCGTGCCGGTCTCAATATCTTCGTCCGTGGGCCGATCCAGGCGCAAAAACCGATAGGTCTCGCTCTTGAATACGGCCACGGATACCGTCCACAGCCGCGCGCCGCGTCTGAGCCGCCGGCCGCGCTCGGTTGCATCCACATAGGTGGGGCCCGCGACTGGTGCCGAGCGCTCGAAACCGCCAACGCCCTTGATGGGCGCCACCTGTCCGTGCCCGGCGCCACGGGCCCAGGCATAGACGGCCGGGGCTTCGTAACCGGTGTCGATGGCCAGCCGTGCCAGGCCGTGCTGGCCGCCTGTGTTGTTCGGCCAGGTTTGCGACAACAGGGCCGTCAGGACGCCCCAGGCCTTGGGATCCGCAGGTCCACCATCGATCACTATGTGGTCGATCAGCCAGCTCTCCAGACCTCGGCCCCAGGCCCAGATATCGACCTCGATACGGTCGCGCTGCACATCGGCGCCGGCGGTCAGGAAGAGCCCGCCGTGCGGCACGGTTCCCAGATCGTAGTCTTCGCGGCGATCATAAAGGCGCTGCCAGTCCGGGGCCTCGCCGCGTTCCTGCCAGGTTTCGCCGAGATCGGTGTTGCGGACCGACTTCAGGGCCGCATCGTTACCCTGGGCAGCCTGCCAGGCGGCGGCGATCCGCGCCCAGCTGCGCCAGCCGACGGGGCTGTACAGGCTGGAGACATGAAAGCCGGCTGTCTTGCCGTTACCATCTTCGGGTTCTGCTGTGGCCCGCCATTCACCTTGCTCCAGCATCCGCGTCTTATGATGCTCGTTGATCTGGCCCTCGCAGCCTTCACAGAGGTAATGGACCGTATCCGGTTGACCGTTCTCCCATCTCAGGCGCTCGAATTCGAGATATTGCATGTGCCCACACTGGGGACAGGGCAGAAAGTATCGCCGTTGGTCCGTGCCCTCGTATTCCCGTTCGATCCGGGACGCTCCCTTGATGGTGGGCGTCGAAACAATAAAGATCTTGCGCCGGGCAAAGGTCCGTGTTCGGGCTTCCGCCAGTGCCACCGGGTCACCCTCGCCATCGAGATCGCCGGGATAACCGTCCACTTCATCCAAAAACAGATACCGCACCGGCATGGAGCGCAGGCCGACGGCCGAATTGGCCCCGGTCATCACGAGCACTCCGCCGGGGAACTCCTTGGCCAGGACCGTATTGCCCGCATCCCGGCTGCGCGCCGGCTGGACCCGTTCCCTGAGCACCTCGCTTTCCTCGATCAGCGGATCGATCCGTTGCTTCGAATTGCGCTTGGCCATCTCCACCGTGGGCAAAACCGCCAGCATGGGGCCGGGGGCATGATGGATCACATAGCCAATCCAGTTATTGCCGCATTCGGAAATACCAATCTGCGCTCCCTTCATGACCACCACCCGTTCGATCGAGGAGGCCGGCGAGAGGCAATCCATGATCTCGCGTAGATACGGCGTCCGGGAGGTGCGCCAGGGTCCAGGTTCAGAGGCCGCCTTGCCCGAGAGGCGCCGGTGTTGATCAGCCCATTCCGAGACCGACAACAACGGATCGGGACGGAGTCCCTGATCAAAAGCCTGGTCGTAAATCTCAACCGCGCTCAGGACCATTCATTAGCTCCTCCAGGGCCGCTCGAATTTCTATGGCCAGAATTTGGTGTATGCGTCGTTCGTCGTCTTCCGCCGCCAGCATGGCAGCCAGGCGCTCGGGAATATTCAGCAGCGCGTCCCGCACTACTCTGGCCCGGTTGAAGGCCGCAGCCTTCACATCGTCGACGGCGATGTACTTGCCGGCTTCAACTCGGGCCTTGATCTCGAGCAGCTTGGCCCGCTCGACCTCGCTCTTGATACGGCTCTTCAACAACAGGGTCGGCAAATCGCCAGCTGACGATTGCTGGGCGGATGCTGGATTGACCTTTGGTGCCTGAACCGGTGCGTCGGGCTTTACTCTTCGTTCTGGCCTGGCCGGCTCCCTGAGTGCGGCAAGGGCGGCGTCAGCCTGGTCCGTATCCACCTTGCGGTTCGAGAGCCCAATGATGCCCTTGGCCACCATCTGACCTACATATTGCCGGGAGACACCACGTTGGCGGGCGTATTCTGCCTGACTGACGAGCATGACCGCGTAACGTTCCCATATTCGGAGCGCCCTCGAAGACTATTGCGTTTGAATTTGATTTGGGTTTCTGGAAGGCGCGATCGCCGCCAATTGTCAGGTTTGGATGTGAGCTAACGGAGACGACGCAGACTAATTCATCTGGGTTACAACGTGAGCAACTGGGCAGTTGTTACGCATCAATACAATACCGCCCCGCCCAATGAGGCTGTTCCAATCCTCTTGTGGACTGGAGAAGGTCCAAAGCTCATCTCCAGGAAGAATCAAGAACTTCAGATCCATGAGGTCCGAATGAGCTCTATCGCCGCCCCGAATATAGGCCGCAGGGGCGCCGTCCTTCATCGGATCAAGGCCATCTCCGGACCGTTCGAACTCAATCAAGCTGAGTTGCCTACGGTGCCATTCGAGAGGCGGCCATGCCGCCTCCTTGCGTTTCTGAGATCGGTGGCGATCGTATCTCTCGCAAAAGGCAATCTGCCCGCGGATAAAATCCTTTTCCAAATCGAGATAGCCGGCATCCTCGAGACTGAGTCTGTAATCGACATAAGAACCGAGATCACAGGGGGAAGGCAAAATGCCTTCACCTTTCTCTTGCCGATGATCCTCCAGTCGTTTCCATATGAGGGAGTCTGTCACGCCTGCCGCATGCAATGCGGAATACTTGGTGACGACGTCCAGGATCATGGCCTCGGGCGTATACCAAAATTGCCGCATAATCCATGAGCCGATATCATCGTCTTTCAATCGCGGGTCACATGTTTGCCTGAGACGGATCAAGTCGGCGACAAAAGAATCTGGTGCCTGATCTATCCACTCCTTTTCGGGCCCGGCGAATAGGTCTGCGGGCCCGGGCGTTGGGGATCGCCAGGCACGTTCTGCGCCCGCCATGATGGCCATTCCCGATAAGATGAGTACGCCGACCGGCGCAAGAAAGATGACTATTCCGAAGGCGAACGCAGAGACCACTCGATCATCATTGTCCCAAAGGCCGCTTCCATGTCGCGCCATTATGCGTTCAATCACTAACACAATAGCGACAGATGCCAACCATCCACCCAAGATCCACCACCACACCGGAGTAGCCTCCCATCGCGTGAGATTTTCTACGACTATAATAAGTCGATTAATTGATCTCTACTATTGCCCATCCAACCGCTGAATAACCTGAGCCATAGTCGCGTGAATACTGCCACTTGGAGTGACAACCAATCTACTCAAATTGCCGGCGTAGCCTCCTGATCGGCGGCGATCTCATCGAACGTCAGGCCGTCGCCTTCTAGCGTCGCCGATTGGCCAGTGAATTCCTGCCAGCGTCTGACAATGACATCGACATATTTGTGATCCAACTCGATCAACCGCGCACTTCGGCCCGTCTTCTCGCAAGCGATCAGCGTGGTGCCGGAACCACCGAAGGGGTCGAGCACAATATCCCGGCTTTTCGACGAGTTGCGGATCGCCCGTTCGACCAGCGCCACTGGCTTCATGGTCGGGTGCAGATCATTCTTGCGTGGCTTTTCGACGAACCAGACATCGCCCTGATCCCGGGCTCCACACCAGAAATGATCCGTGCCTTCCTTCCAGCCGTAGAGAACGGGCTCATATTGTCGTTGGTAATCGGCGCGGCCGAGCGTGAAGGTGTTCTTGGCCCAGATGACAAATGTTGACCAGTGCCCGCCGGCCGCCTTGAAGGCTGCTTGCAGGGTATGCAGTTCCGAGGATGACATGCAGATGTACACACCGCCCTTGGTCATTGTCAGAATATTGACGCAGCTGTCGTACAGAAACGTCTCGAAGCCATCGCCCAGATTGTCGTTCAGGATCCTGCGGTCCTTGCCGGGTAGCTTGTCTTTTGCCTTGTTGCCATAATCCACATTGTATGGCGGGTCCGTAAAACAGAGATCCGCAAGGCCGCCATCCAGCACCTTCTCTACATCAGCCAGAACAGTGGCGTCGCCGCATAGCAGACGGTGTTCGCCGAGGATCCAGAGATCGCCGGGCTTGGTGGTAGCCTCCTCAGGCGCTTCGGGAACCTCATCATCGTCGGTAAGCCCGGCGCCTTCTGTATCCGTCCCTTGTAGCAAGCGGTCGATCTCGTCGAGATCGAAGCCGGTAATGTCGAGGTCGAAATCCTCCGCCCGGAGTTCTTCCAGCTCCAGGCGCAGCAGCTCTTCGTCCCAGGCGGCATTTTCCGCGATTTTGTTGTCGGCGATAACCAGGGCCTGGCGCTGGATCTCGGAGAGATGCTCCAAACGGATCACCGGCACTTCTGCCATTCCGAGCTTTTGCGCGGCGAGCAAACGACCATGGCCGGCGATGATGACATCGTCTTCGCCGACCAGGATCGGATTGACGAAGCCGAATTCGGCAATGGATCCCGCGATTTGAGCGACTTGTTCTGCCGCATGCGTTCGGGCATTTCGCGCATAGGGGATCAGTCGATCCACCGACGTGTGTTCGATCTTCAATTGCATCTCATTGACTTGACAAATGGCGGCGCCGTTAAGCGGCCGGAGGGTGAAAAACTATCCAAAAATGACAGAAAACAGAGAAAGCCGCGTCAAGCTGTCAAGCGGCTGTCAAGTAAGCTAACGGGCCTGACGCTAGCGACGTTCTGCGCTGAGCCCCCCCGCATAGGTTGCGGCCAGGAAGGACCCATAAAAACAATGGCTTAGCGGAAGCGTACCAGCGTTTAAAATCCCCTTCGCCCACCATAATCGCCGCTACAACCGCCCTTTTGGCCCGTTTTTGCATACTCATGGTTGTATTGGCGCGTTTCGCATCGTTTTCGCCGGCAGACTGCCATTTCGGAACTGCTTTCATGATGCCGCCGCCCCGTGGCGGACGTCAGGTTCCTGCTGGGGCTGCATGAACCGCTCGATCCTCTGGTGCTCCCGGCGCTGCATCTCGGCGATCATCTCCGCCTCCGTGGCGCTCCAGGTTCCGATCTGATTGATCATGCGATCGATGAACGCTTCCGCCTCCGCCAAGGAAACTTCGAACCAGTCGCCCTCGATCCGTTGGGCACCGAACTCCTCGTGGAACGATGTCTTGATCCGCTCAGAGACTGGCCTGCCCGCAAGCCACCAATGCCTGTGCAGGCGCAGAGGCGCGGCGGTGGCCGAGCGCAGGGTCGAAAGCCGGTTCATGACGTCGGTGGCGGCGCCGACCTTCATCGAACCATCGTCCTCGGCGGCGGCCAGGTACAGGCAATGGAAGCCCTGTCCGTCGATGAAGCTTGCAAAACCGCGTGGACGCCTCATTTCGAATTTCTCCGGGTGTCTGATGTTGATTGCGGGACAGCGGGTGTCTGGCGGATCGGCGCAAAAACAAAACCCGCCGCGGGAGCTCCCGGGCGGGTCTGGACATGGTGATTTGCGACGTTATCCGAAAACATGCCAGAAACGGAACAAGGTGGCAACAGTGTAAGTTTACCGCACTTTTGCTCAAGCGGCGTTCCTGCGGTTCAGCGCCTCGACGATGTCGGCAAGAGCGCGTTTGTGGCGAAGGCGGACGGTCTCCCGGCTCTGTCCGACGATCATGCCGACCTTCCGATTGCCCAGCTTGAACGCCTTGGCCCAGACGATGCGTCGGTCCAGGGGCGTTTCGATGAAGGCCATCCAGGTCGCGGTCTCGTCCATCCTGGTGATGGCCCCGGGACTGGGCGGAGAGAGCCGGACCACGGTCTCGTGGTAGCCGAACACGTCCCAGTAGTCGTGGATGACGTCGGGCCATGCCGAACGGTGTCCGGCGGGCCATACGCCTGGTACGCGAAGGCGGCGGATGGTATCGGCGGCCTCGAGGAGGCGGGCGGCGACAGCCTCGACGTCCCAGTATTCGACGATGCGTCCGCTTGGGAAATAGGCTCGGTTGCTCATGGTGTGGTTTCCCGGCAAAGGATATCGAGGGCGGCGCCGAGGGGCGAGGCGGGCTGGGCTCCCTCCAGGGGCTGGTGCAAGGCGCCCAGGCGGGACATGGCGGCGGCCAGCTCCCGGGGCGTCCTGCCGAACTGCAGGGCCAGACTGGCGAGGATCGAGGCATCGTTGAGGGTCGCATCCATGCCCGAGCCGGCCTTGGCATCGGAGATGAAGATTTCGCGCGGCTGGGCGGTCCCGGGATCGAAGCCGATGGTGACTGTGTAGGCGCGCCCTTCGGTCTCGAATTCGAGGCTGACATTGGGCCGCCTGTTCGGCAGCTTTCTTCTCGGCTCCAGACTCGGATCTGGGGTTTTCGGGGCGTTACCGACCGTTACCGCGTTTGTTACCATGTTTGTTACCAATCCACCCTATAAATATATAATTAAATCAAATAGTTAGTAGTAGTAGGTAACAAAGTAACGCTGGTAACGTGTTTCAACAGACCCTATAGAGAGAATTCATGTGGTTGTTCGGCATCGATCCTAAAAAGCGCGCGTGCGTATAGGGGTGTGTCGAACCGCGTTACCAGCGTTACTTTGTTACCTATTCAATGATTTCAAAACGTTACAGGTAACAAAAGGGGTAACAGAGCTTTTGACCCTGTTACCTGCAAGCAATTGATTTCGTTGCGTTTTCACCTCTCCGCCTCGTTAGACAGCAATTGCCGCCGACAGGGGAAGGCTGACCGCCCGGCTTTTCAGCGGCCCGAAACACAACACTTTCGTCGGCTCCGCGCCGTCGCTTCTTTTCAAGATTCGGCCCCAACCGGTCGCCCATGGCGTGTCCCGCAGGATGCGTTTGATGCCCGAATGGGTATTTGAAACCATCAACCGGCCGTCCGCGACCTTCATGCCCAGGCGCGCCAGCGCGGCGGTAGCCGCCTCCATATCGACCTTGTCGTCCATCTGGGTGTTGATCTGGGCGGCGCGGGCCACCAGTTCGCCGGCGTTGCGTTCGATGGCATGACCGCTCACGGTGACCCGGTGTCGGGATTCCATGAGGGCGGCGAGAAGATTGACCTCGTCACGATCGCCCAGGGTCTCGGTCTGATCCACCCAGTCGCTGCTTCGAAGCCAACTGCGGGCCGTCTCGAGGTCGATCACGCCGGAGCAGTGGAGCAGATAGGCGCCGGCCAGCAAACCGCCGAGCTGATCGCCGATCCGCCGGTTGCCCAGATGCTCCGCCGCGGCCTCGCCGAACACCTCGGCGTTGCGGCGAATGACGGGGACATGGCGCACGGCGCGGGCTTGCAGACGGGCGCAGTATTCCGGCGTCAGCAGCTCGAGCGCCGTGGGCTTGATGGTCTCGGAAAAATGCTTGCTCGCCTCCGGGCTGTTGTCCTTGAGAAGACCGAGGATAGTGACGCGGGTCGCGTCCGCGTGCTGCTTGATGCCGACGCCGATGGAGGCGAAGGCGAAGCAGGAACGGATGTCGAAGGCGATGGCCTGGCCGGAGGTCGAGCCCTTGATGATCTTGCCGCCGCTCTCGCTCGAGGCCTGGCGCATAAGGGCGAGTACGTTGTCGATGGTCGTGCTGGCGCGGCTGTCCTCGCTTTCAGCCTCGTCGAACACCACGGGGCGGGCGTCATGGCCCAGGGTCTGGCGCAGGCCCGCTTCGGTGGTCCGGCTTTGCACCACCAGACCAATGTCGCCCAGGCAGCGGCGGACGATATTGTCCATGACCCAGGACTTGCCGCCGCCGGCGGCCGAGGTAATCCAGATATGGGGCCGCCAGCCCAGGGCGCCGCAGATGGGCGCGACCACGCACCAGCCGGCCAGCAAGGTTCCGTAGACCGGCCGCTCCCACATCAGCAGATCGCACAGCTCGTGCAGGCGATGGGCCTCCCGGGTGCTCAACGGGTTTTCGACGCTGCAGCGCAACGGCGCCGAGGCCTCGTAGATGAAGCGGGATTGGAAGTTGGAGATATCCAATTCCCGGCCATCGACGACCAGGCGGTCGCCGAGGTGCAGAGCCACGCGGCCGTCGTCCCACCAGGCGCCGCGGCCACGCATGCGCTCGGGCCGGAACACGCCGGCCCTGAAACAGGCCTCGATCAGGGCATTGGCGGCCCGATCGACGGCCTGGCCGGTGAAGCCCTTGTCGGATCGATACTCGCGCTCCCAGTAGTACAGCGGCGCAAGCTGAAACAGCGTGCCCTTGTCCCGCAACGCCCGGCCCGAGGCTTCGATCACCTGCCGTCCCCGAGCACTCAGAAAGTAGAAAAGACCCTTGTTGTAACCGAGTGGCTTGAAATTGCTCTGTGCCCCAAGGGGGCCGTCATCGCTATGGTCGTCCGAACCGGGCAGAGGCGGCTCGGCGTCCCGGGGCTCGGAGGGTGCCTGCGGGCTCGATGGCGTTCGCACCTCCCGCATGCGCGCCTGGATGAAGGCGCGGGTCTGCTCCGGCGTCCAGCCATCCTCGTGGGCATCGGCCAGGTCCCAGCCATCGGCGACGCCGTCTGGCGGGTCAACCACCCGGATCCCGGCGGCGACACCGTCCAGCAACTGGGCGATGCCGGGTTTGAAGACTCCGTAGCTATCGGTGCTGCCCTCGGCGGCCGCCCGGCCCGGCTGGTCGGCATCGGGAATGATCAGAATTTTTCGTCCCGAGAGCGGGAACCAGTCCACATGGCGGATCGCCTTCGAGCCACCGGGCCAGGTGATCACGACGCAGTTTGGCGCCAGGCGGCGGCCCGCATCTACGGCTTTTTCGCCCTCGACGATGATCACGTTGGCGGATGCGTTGGCGGCGAGACTTTCGAGGCCGTAGAGGGGCCGCGGTTTCGGGAAACCGAGCCAGCGCCACATGGTGCGCCCGTCGTTCGAGCGGCAAAATGTGTGGGGCAGGACCTCTTTGCCGCCACGAGGTTTGTCGAAGCGGCAGATGTAGCCGAGCAGCTGTCCATTGGCGTCATGGTATTTCCAGACCGCCGATGCCTTGCCATGGCGGCTGTGCTGGAAGGCCGGTTCGGGAGCGTCCTCGGGCACCGGCATCAGCGGCGACCATTTGGCTTTGTCGTTCTTGCCGGTGCGGTTGACGCTGGCAGTCTTGCCGCCCTCGGGGCTAGCGTCCTCAGTAATACCCAATTCCTGGGCCAATTGCCGGGCGGCTTCGCCCTGTTTCATGCCATGGATCGCGGCGTAGAGGCTGATTGGATCGCTGCCCGCTTCACCGGCCGCAAAATCCGACCAGACACCCGTCTCGACATTGATCCTGAGGCTCTTGCCCGGAGTGCCCCGCAGATCGCCAACCTCGAATTCGGGGCCGTTGAGGCGCCCAGCCGGAAACCACTTCCCGAGTAGCCCCGGATAGGCCGCCAACGCGGCACTGTTGATGGCATCGAAGTCCGGCGATTTCATTGAAACCGCCCCTCCGGCACGATGCCCTTGAACCAGGATCCGTCGGGCCGGATCGCGAAGAACCCGAAACCACTGCCCTGGTGTTTGGGATCCCTGGCGATGTAGAGCTTCTCACCCTGGTCGAAGAACCAGTTTCCAGCCCCGAACGAAGCGTCCAGGAAGCCGGGCAGGTTCCCTCGGGCGGCGCCATAGACGTTGCGCAGGCTCAGGCGCTGGCCGGGCATCATGCCGTGCCTTTCGAAACATCATCGAGGGAACGGGCCAGGATGGCCGTCCCGCCGGCCTCCGAAACAACCCGCAGGAAATTGCGCTGTTCTGGTCTGGATCGTGTATTGGGCCCCTTGACCTCGATGGCGACGACCCGGGCGATGGATTGGCCGATCATCTCGGGGGTGACCAGAATGGTCTGGAAGCCGATCAGATCCGAAGAGCCTGGGCAGAGGCCGTAGGCAACCCTGCTGCCGTCGGGATAGACGGCAACGCCGACGTTGTTTCTGAACAACCGCATATCGGCCCGGGAGCCGAACTCACGCAGGATCGTCCGCAGGAGCGTTCTCTCGGACGGCGCGGCGGTGACGGAGCCTGGGCGTTTCATCGCCTCAGGCCACGGCGTCGACGTCGATAAGCTTCTTCCCGCCGGCAATCAGTCCCGCGTTCCGATGACGGAGCTTGCGCAAAGCCGCGCTTTCCATCTGCCGGATGCGTTCTCGGGTGAGCCCTTGTTCCTTGGCAATTGCCTCCAAGGTCTTGGCCTCGCCATCGATCCCATAGCGTTGGCGCAGGACGTGCTCCAGCCGTGGCGGCAGGGTTTTCAGGGCCTTGGACAGGGTGTCCAGGGCATCGGTCTTTTCCAGCAGCCTGTCCGGCGGGTTTGGCTCTTGTACCGTTGCGATCAGAGTGGTCATTTCTTCCGCCCCCATGGTGACAACGCCGACGTTCCTGGTCATCTCCGCGTCGATATGCCGAGGTGGGAACAGATCGAACGGTGTGCATTCGAGCGCTAAGGCTATTCGCTCCACGCTGGGCAACCAGTATCCATCCTTCATCAGTGGGATTTTTCGTAGGTTGAGGAATTTGCCGATCTGCGATGGACCCACGCCTGTCGCCCGGCTCAAGGCCGCCGCCGTCCAGAAACCCTTCTTCCGCATGGCCGTTAGAAAGAAGTTGTTCCGGACCGTGAGGGTGATTTCGTAATCCTTCATGCCGCGACCCTCCCAAACTTGCGTTGGCGGGCAGTCCAGACGTGGTCGGCCCAGCCTGGCCGGTATCCCCGTGCCGCCTCTATTTTTTGCAGATCTTCCAGCGACCGTGCCCGGCCTACTTCACGTTTGCGCTGCCGTCGCAGTGCATCGAGATCGACCTCCTCGAGCTCACCCTCGACATGCTCGACCTCGCGGCCCTGGGTTTCGTATGCGTGGCCACAGGACGGGCACACCGGGGCCGGGGCATGGCAGGCGTAGCATTTGGGGCATTGTCGGACCTGAATGTCTGGATCCACCTGTTCGCCGGCGCCCCGGCGATCCCGGCCCTCGAGCGACCATTCCCGGTCGTCGTCGGGCAGTCCGTGGCGGAGGACATTTCCCACGTGGTCGAGGATAATGGCGGTTTTCCCAGGTTGCGGGCGGAGCGCACGGCCAATTTGCTGTAGATACAGGGACAGTGACTGGGTCGGGCGCAGGAGGATTGCCGCCTCTACCGCCGGCACGTCGAACCCTTCCGAGATCAGATCGCAGTTGGTCAGAACCTGGATATCGCCCGCTGCAAAGCGATCCATGATCCGTGCCCGCCGCCGGCTGTCCTCGGTCCCGTCCACATGCTCGGCTCGGATCCCAACGGAGCGGAATTGCTCCGCCACATGCCTGGAATGATCGATGCCGACGCAAAAGGCGATGGCCTGCTTACCCGGTGCGAGTTTGAGGTAATGGCGGACGGCATCGCCGGTGATGGTCGGCTTGTCGACGGCGTCGGCCAGCTGATTTCTGGCGAAATCGCCCGCCCTGGTCCGTACACCCTTGAGGTCGATACCGATGGGTGGTGCATAGACAGCGTAGGGGGACAAATACCCGGCATCGATCAGTTCACGGACCGTCGGTCCGCAAATCATGGTCTCGAACAGATCGTTCAGGGCCCGGCCGTCCAGTCGGTATGGCGTTGCCGTCAGGCCGATGGCCTTGGCCGCGGCATAACGCTCGAACACCTTGAGCCAGGTCTTGCTCGGACAGTGGTGGGCCTCGTCGAAGATGATCAGGTCGGGCGGCATGATCCGGTCGAAGCGGCGCACCAGGGTCTGCACGCTGGCCACCTGAATGACATCGCGGCTCATCGTGAAACCGGGCGCGATCAAGCCATGGGGAATGCCCATGGCCTCGAAGGTTCGGCTCGCCTGGATAAGCAGTTCCTGACGATGGACGATAAACATGGTGCGTTTGCCGCGTTCGGCGGCGCGTGCGGCCATCCAGGCCATCATTAAAGTTTTACCGCCGCCTGTTGGCAGCTGGTAGAGGATACGGCTGAAACCGGCGGAAATCGCCCCTCGCAGCCTTCCGATGTCCGTATTCTGGTAGTCCCGAAGTGCAAAGGTCATCTATGCGACCCACCTGTCGTCCTCTTTGTGCGGACGCGGTACGTCATCGGGCCAGGGCAACCCGTCGGGCCACTGCTCCGAGAACCAACGCAGGCATTTTTGGTAGGTATCCATGGTGCATCCGGCTCCCTCACGCAGGCGGCGAAAGAACTTTCCGTCGTTGCGGACGATGGTCGAAACCCGCGCCAGGGAGCGGTTGGTGGCGATGCAATAAGCATCGGCCAGGGTCAGAATATGTTCTCGACCTTGCTTGGTCGAAACTCACGAGGAGGGACGATCGTTGCCGGCGCACTGAACCTTGGTGGTTCGATCGAGGTGATCCCCAACGCGGTTCGGATTGCCGAATTGGCAATCGATAAGCAGGCGCAGACGCTTCTGATGCCCGTGTCTGCACGCCGGCAACTCAACGACCTACCTGACGAGCTTTGGACAAAAATCAATATCGAATTCTACAAAGACGGCCCCGACGGAGTTTTCAAGGCATTGATGGAGTAATGGCCCAGGGCTGCAAATGGAGGACTGAGACGTTGCCTTCTACAGCCCATAAAATTCCTAAGATACAACCCCGTGTACATGGATAGGCAAATCGAGGGGTACAAAACGCTTTGGCCGATAGGACAACCGATGTCACATGACCAATATCTTCGCCAAGCATTGCAACGTCATGCCGTCAACACAGGTGCCTTATCACCGGCACGCTTGGCGGTCCAACTGATAGAGCCGGCGATACGAGAGTGGGCCGGCCAATACCTGATCTCTGTCGAAGCGTCTGGATCGTTTGCTAAAGGTACTGCCGTCTCAGGCGGTACAGACATCGATCTCTTTGTCTCTCTGTCTTCAATTACCCCGAACAGTTTGGCAGAGATTTACAACACCCTCTTCAACAAAATGCAAAATTTACGGTTCCAGAATCAGCCGCTCCAGGCTCGCCGTCAAAACGTATCTATAGGAATCACACTAAATGGCACCAAAATCGATATTGTACCGGGTAAGCGCCAAGATCAATGGAGCAATGACCACAGTCTGTTTCGTAGTCGCACGAACACATGGACCAAGACAAATGTCGCCCAACACATCAATTTGGTTGCCAATTCAGGGAGGACTGACGAAATACGAATTCTGAAAATTTGGCGCGATCGGCGCAAATTGGATTTTTTGTCCTTTTTTTTAGAACTCGCGGTAATCGAAGCTTTGAAGGGCAAGCGGACCGGCAACCTTTCAAACAATGTTATTGCTACCCTAGAGTATCTAAAAACTCGGATAGGAACGGCACGTTTGCTCGATCCCGCAAATACCAACAATGTCGTTTCTGACGACCTTTCCGTCGCCGGAAAGCAGGCTGTGGCTTCAGCGGCAGCCACAGCACTCAATGGCAGCTGGCAGGATTTGGTTGGATGAGCGACAAAGCAGATATCAGCAAGCTCTTCCAGAGTCTTCACGGATCGCTAGTCGGGCAGTTAAGACTGGCCCGCGAAACAATCGCACATCCCACAGCCAAGGGAGATGCCAGCGAGGCTCATTGGATCGATCTCCTTAATAACTATCTCCCCCAGCGGTACCGAACCACGAAGGCATTCGTAATCGATGCAGGTGGCAATGCCAGTGATCAGATCGACATCGTGATTCACGATCGTCAGTATTCGCCACTCATCTTCGAGCATCAGGGAGCCACCTACGTGCCGGCGGAGAGCCTCTATGCCGTGTTTGAGGTTAAACAGGAGGCATCGGCCGAAAACATCAAATATGCGCAGGCCAAGGTAGCATCCGTTCGAAGATTGGAACGTACAAGCTTGCCCGTGCCGCATATCGAGGGCGTTGCACGAGCAAAGGAGCCACAGAACATTCTCGGTGGCCTTCTTTGTGTTGATAGTTCTTGGAAACCGGCGTTGGGTAATCCTCTCCGGACTTCAATTGAGGCTGACATGGCGGATGGACGCCTGGACCTTTCGTGTATTGCGGCCGTCGGCGTTGTTGAAGTCACTGACGACGACCAGATCGCGATATACGAAAACGAAAAGGCTCTGACGCTTTTCCTATTGAGGCTGATCTCACTGTTACAGCAACAAGCAACCGTACCAATGCTGGACGTGATGGCTTACGCGAGGTGGTTGGAATAACGCAAATCACTGCCGCCATGTTCTACGACTTGGTTTGGTGTGCCCACCGACCTTCTATGGACCTGTTCATCGACCCTGCGAAGCGGGACGAAAACAACGCCTTGGTCCAGCTCCTCTGGGAAAAGGGTACGGCCTACGAGCATCAAGTCATTGACAGTCTGGCAACGCCTATCCTCGAGTTGTCGCGCTATGCTGGCGACAAAAGAGAACTTTGAATTTTGGAGGCCGGATACCACTTCATCGGATGTTCCCGTACCGACGAACCCGATTAGTGCAGCAATTTCATTGTTCAAGTTTGATCCCAGGCTCTCGCGCCTGAGCGGCGGAACTTCGAACTTTGCGAAGTCGGCGCTCCGAATAATCATTTAGAAACAGAGCATTAAAACCCCGTACCAAATTGCCGCAGTCAACAGCTTTGGAGAGAATGGGCCTAAGAGAGAGGACTTGGGGAGAATAGCCGGAAAGGCAGTCAACAGCTTTTGGCTCAAAAGCCCGCAGAACCTGGGGTTTTCAGGCCCGCGAGAAACGGTGGGAGACTGTTGGGAACAAGAAAATGGCGGAGGGGGTGTCTGCATAACATATATTCTCCGCCGTCCGTTAGCGTCCAATATATTATGCATAAAAGCCTGATATTTGCCAATTACTGTTCATTCCCATTCATTGACGTTCGCCCAAAGCCGTGATATTGTGTGGGACTAAATGTGGGACCGCGATCCGGCGGAGGCTCCATGAGCAAGTTGACGGCATTAGGCGTGAAGAAGGCTGGCCCAGGCAGGCACGGTGATGGGAGCGGCCTGTATCTTATGGTTTCGAACTCAGGGTCGCGCAAATGGGTTCTTCGCATCCAGTCGAACGGCAAGCGCCGCGACCTAGGACTGGGGTCCGGCACCAAGGTGAGCCTATCAGAGGCCCGCGAGGCAGCGGAAGATATGCGCCGCGCAATCCGCCGGGGCGAGGACCCCGTAGCTGAGAAGCGCCGC